AATTTTACCGTCCTCATCAAGATATTTTGTTTGAACAGCACTTTGTGCTTCTCTTTGCAACCTTTTTTTAAATTGATCTCTGAGGATACTTTGTTCGCTCATTTTTTAGCTTTCTTTTTTTTCGGTGCTTTACCGCCCTCCCAAGCCTCATTAACGTCTGGTGTGGATGGATCGTCAGCTTTTAATTTGCCTTTAGCTGTTCTTGCCCTTTTTGGTATAGATGCACCTAACTCTAATGCAAAACCCGCTTGCAACAAAATAGCGCCTTCTTTTGCATCAACTTCTATTTCTTCACCTTCGTTAGCAGCTGCACCATTAACGAAAGGTTTTCTGTTAGTTGTTATTTTAACTTTCATAATATCCTCCATAAAGATGGGGCATTGCTGCCCCACCTAATTTTATGATGCGTTGATATCTGCAACAATACCATGTGCTTTTTGTGAAGTAACTTGCAAGCCATATTCGCAAGAAATTAATCTACGCTCTGACAGACCCGTTTTCGCTAATGGTTCTTGTTTTGCTGTTTGCAAATAAGCAACTTCAGCATGAGACGGATCAAGCACTAGAACGTCAGGAGTATAATCCACGCTGCTCACTGTGCGGACTCGCATATGTCTGTTGGGCAAGATTTGAACCTCCCCAAAATCCGAAATATATACGTCAATCGCCGCATTTAGCTTGCTATCCTCTGCCTCTTTGTAACGTGTTGCGTTACCAGTAAAGGTTGAGATTTTTTGTTTTTGCGCTGATCCACACATAACGATTTTCGGTGTAGCACCTGCATTCCAACAATCAGCAATAACGCCCTTTAGAAGCGCCTCCGTGATAGGACGTAGTGTCCCGTCTGTTGCCGCAGCATTTACATAACCTGCTTCGCCTGTTCCTGAGGTTGTGCCGTTAGCACCAGAACTACCTCGGGATACGTTAGAAGTCAGATACGCAGGCAAACCCGCTGTTGCTCTAGCAGTACCAGACGCACCTGCATTGGCAGCCACGTTATCTAGAAGCATTGCTTCCATGTCACGTTTTAACTCCGAAAGCTTATATGCAACTTGTTTTGCAACAGTTTGAGCGTTTGCCACCCCATTCACCGCTTGGTTGGTTGAGGAAACTTCCACCACTTTTGCCGAAATTTGGGTGTACCCGCCTTTTCTTACGGCATTTGTGGGAGCGGTATTACTTAATCCTACATCCCCCTCTATTTGACGGTTTGCACCCGTTGCCGCCAAATCCACCTCACTCCACTCATAGTAAGTGTTGTCGACGTTGCGTGTGCCAATGGTAGACATCAGCAAAGTTTCGGTTGGCGTTATCGAAGCCATTGCCTCCGATAAATCCTCTCTTATTGTAGAAACATCGTATGTTTCGTTTGTGTTGGCAGTAACAGCCATGATAGTGTCCTTTCTTTAAGACAAGAGAAATTTAGCAACGTCATCAACGCTGCCTGACTTTTGCATAGAAGAACGTGCTTGCTTTTGTTTTATGACTTTAGTTGAACTACCTGTTTTTTTCGCACCCGCTTTGACCATCGGTCTTGCGCCTTTAGTCTTTTCAACAACTTTTTTAGATGTTTGCAGTTTGCGATAGGCTACGGCATCACGCATAATCTTGAATTCCCATGTATGTTTTAAACTGCCAAGAATTTGCGGAGGAACTTGATAATATTCAACTGCCACAGTTTGAATATCCTCTAAAAGCTGTTTGCCTTTTTCGGGGTCACTCAACTCTGGCATTTCCTTTCGCAAAAGATCAGCCTGTTCAGATGCATACTTTTGTTCTTCTTGAATACGCAGTTGTTCGTCAGCTGCAAGTTGTTCATTAGCTTTCGCTTTAAACTCCTCATACTGAGAAACGTTTTGCCGATATTCCTCCATTGCCTCTAAATAACCAAAAGGGTCACTTTCCTGAAGTTCCTTTGACGGCATTAAAGGTTTTTGAGGAACGTCACCGTTTTCAATAGCTTGCAAAAAGTCATTTAACTTTGCACGGTCTTCCTGCATTGTTTGGGTAAGTTGCTCAAGTTCTTTTTTAACTATAGCATTTTGTTCCATACCCTTTTGGATGTAGTCTTGTCCTGCGGCACTTCGCTTTAGCTCCCCTATGGTTGCCTTCCTTACTTCACCATCGCTTTTATACTCAAGTTCCATATCATCAGAAAGTTCAAAGGGAACGGCTTCGTCGTCATTTAGCCCATCCTCATCCACGATTTCTTCAACTTCATCGCTTTCGTGGTCAGCGACATCCTCACTTTCGGCTACTTCTACTGTTTCGTCAGTCTCAGTGTCCTGAGGTTCCTCCATAACTGCTTCAGCAACTTCGTTCAGATTATCTTCTAGTTTTTGTGGCGGTTCTGATATTAAATTAGCTATATCATCTATACTGCCTGTATTAGGTTCAGTGCTGCTCATGAGCGTCCCTTGCCTTTCGTTCTATGAGTTTTTCAGCGTCTACATCCGCCCTTAATAAAAACTCAATTTCATTTAACGCCCGATAAATGGCATGAGCATCCTCACGTTTCTCCACCTCTGACGCACTCGTATTCGCAATAAGACGTAACTGGTCTTCTCGCAAATCTTTCATAATGCCTTGAAATTCTTCGTTTCCCAATAAATTTCTGGCTCTAATAGCTCGCTTCTTGTAATCCATCCATCATTTCTTTGTTGTGTGGTCTTACCTTATCTTGTTCGGCTTTTATTGCTGTTGTGTCAACAGCTGTTTCATATTTACCTAATATCTCAGCTACCTTAACAGCTAAGTCTTGAACCATTTCATCACGCTGTAAATCATCTTTCATACCTAATTCGTGCATTCTAAACTGATTATCACTTGCGGCTTTTTGTGCATCTAGTTGTAGTTTTGCCATGTCAACTTGCGCTCTGGTTTGTGCTTTCATTTGCTCAGTTGCCATAAATGCTTGGTTTGGATCTGTTTGCTGTTGACCTTGCGCTAACATTTGTTGTTGCGCTGCCTCTTGCTGTTTTTGCTCAATTAGTTGTTGTTCACTTTCCATAGTAACAGGCAAATAGTAACGTTCTGTATTTCTCAAGCCAACACTATTCAATAAATCTGCTAATGTGTTTCTAACATTTGTCATTGTTACTAAACCATTTGTCGGACCGTATTGCTGCCATACAGACATTTGCATTTGCAATGTTTCCCGCAAAACAGCAGATTTTTCAGCCTCTCGACCTGTCCCTATACCAACATTTACCATCATATCGGCATCTGCATTCCAACTTCTTGGATCAACTTCAACAAATTCATTATTAAGTCTAATAATTTCTTCTCTAGTAGAATTGTTTATTATGGAATTTGCTATCAGCTTAAAAAGCCTTCTCATGCCACCTTCAGCTAAATTTCTTGCTATAACTTCCGCTTGTCCCGCTGCACCTTGCATTGTTGCTGCGATAGCTGTTGCACTTGCTGATTGCAAAACATTTGCGTCTAACCCTTGTGAAGCTTTGCTTACACCTGTTTTATTTTCCACTAATGTATCAAAATATTGTAAAGCGGGAAGTGTAGAACCTGCTGTAAAAGGAACAACTTGCTCACGAATAGAGCCTGCCTGCTTAACTCGAACAATCCTACCAATTTCATTATTAAGCAAATCATCAACTGAAACCTGTCCATCTACTATTTCAAGTCCAGGATTATTTGTTAAAGCAACATTGTCTAATACACCTCTAAGCATAGAAGTTGCTGCATCTTGATCATCCATTACAAGATCAACTAAACTGCTCCCGAAAAATGCATGAGGTTCTGGATCTACTTCAAAAACAGCAAAAGGTACTTGATCCGCTAATTCACAAGATAAAACTTTATAACTTGAGCCTCCAAGAATAAAAGAATACATCAAAGGCTTACCAGTACCTTCTTTGTCTAATTTCATGTAAGCTTCCGTTACAACAACTTTTCTACTTGTTGGATCTGTGCTTTCGTCATCATTTTCATCAACAGCGTAATTTCTGCGTTCAAATTCACTTTCTGCCTCAAAGGTTGCCATGTCACCTTGAAGGTTATGCACCTCTTCATGATCAAAACCCATTGCAAGCAAATCGCCTA